TACCCTGTGGCTAGCCGAGCTTGCCTGCAAGAGGACAACGTTCGCCACCGACTTGGTAAGTGGGTCGCTTCCACCTTTGTAGAGCATGTCAAAGAGACCGGCGGTTGGAAAGCCCCCAAGGTCAGAAGGCAGAGTTAAGATGAATTTGACAAGGCTTTCCTCTTCCTCCCCTCTCTTTGCATCCAGGTACGTTTGCCCATGTGGAAGATGCAGCCGAGGCAGCGCCAGCAAGTATAGGGCCGCTTGGACGAGGCCTAAGAGTAGGCTTCTTACCGGCTTTGTGCTCCGCTCTCCTCCCGCAACGGCTCCTGAAAAGATGGCACCGAGGTTTGTTCTAACGGAAGGGAAGTCCTGCGCAGCATGAGGGAAGAGACGGGAGTGGAACTTGAGCGAGGTCGGCATGTAGACCCCCGACACAAATACGTCCTTTGAGTAGGTTATTACCTTGTTTGACTCGAGACACTCCTCAGGCTTAACCTCCTGCCCAACTCTTGAGTACTCGTCACTGATGGCCCTCAGCAGTTCGTCCCTAAGCGCAACGGCCTGCGCCTTGGGTGTTACCCTCCGGTCTCTTTGGTAATAGACTGCCACCACCTGGTTGTCTCCTTGGCCGGCCGCTTTCCAAAAAAGGCCTCTATTATCAAGGGCGAGATTGAGTGCTAGTGTGGTTGGTATGCTCCACTGCTTCTGTACTATTCCTTCACACCCACCGTAGTGGGGTGCTCCCCCTCTCTCTCCGCCTCCACCCCACATCAACTCAGATTCGGGAGGATCCTCCAGTCCTATTCCTTCTGGTCGGAGACCAGAAGTCCTTACGACAAATAAGGACTGCTCAAAGAAGGTGTGGACGTAAGTGTAGACTCCGTGCAATCCAAACAGCTCGTCCAAGCAGTCTCCAATCATGTGGATGGTCAGTTTCCTCCATCTCAGGTTCCAACGGGACAGATCAATCTCAAGAAACAGAACCTGATTGGCGTCGTCTGGGGCCCGCGAGGTCAGGTCGAGGAACTTCTTCATGACTTGGTCCCGACTGTCTGTCATTGTCAGGTTCCTCATATAAGGGTAAATTGTATCAGCCAGGTTCATCTCACACGTTGCAAAGAAATACCTCATCTCGGGCACCATCATACTGAACATTCTTGGCGCCAGTTTGAACTCTCTCTCTTTTGGGTGAAGACACACAATCAGCCAGTCGAATGGAATCTCACGACGCATGACTTTGTACACTATCTCTCTGATGTCAATTTCTTCCTTGCTGATCATCTCAAGGAGTAGTCGCCTGTGGCTGATCGGTGTGATATCTTTGTCCCAATTCGAGGCAATGTTCGACCTGTACTGTGATACGGCCTTATCATCCACAAGTTCTAGGAAGTTGGGACAATAGTCAAATTCAAAGTTCCTCTCAAACTTCACGTGAATCCACTCGTCCGCTGGAATCTTCATCCTAAGTCCTCCGAGGTAATTCATGGCTCGATAGCGGGCTATAGTGGGGCTTAACTCTGGATCTATTGCCTTTAACTTGGGCCATCTTGCTTCTTTATCAATAAAGGACAGGGTGAATATCTCTCTGAACTTGGCTTGCATCCTCTGAGCGTCCCTATAAGAGACCTTATCTCGCTTCCGTGCTATACCTGCAGCAGAGGCTCCACCTCTGTATGGGTCTATGAGTGGGTGGCCTGAGACTTTTTGGAGCCCGAAAATCTCCACTACCTCCTGAGCAGAATTTTTGTTGAAGATCCTAGAGAATTGTTCTGCCATGCCAGGCTCTTTGAATCCAGGTAGCTCGCGTTCCTTACTGTCAACCTTAGCTACCATCCTCTGGTAAGGTCCCTGCTCTTCGAAGATATCTCCAGCAACGGTTGAAAGGTAGGCCTTAGCAAGGCTTTCCGATGATTTGAGGATCTCGTAGCCTTCGTTCCCGTGTCGGAGCAAGCACGTCTCATGCCAAGAGAATAATCTCAAGATCGAGGCGAGCATTCGTGAGTTTCTAGGGTATAGGACCCTCGCTGCCGTCATGACCTGGGCTCTAGAGTACAAGGCATCCTTTATCATCAGCG